GCTTTGCAAGCAATCCTTTTAAAGTTTTTGTTCTTCCAAGATGGAGAACTTAGAGAACGCAACCGTGGTCCAACCCGCCACAAAAAGTGACTTATCCGATTGGATAGGAGCCCCCGTCATTCCTGACCCCGTACCCACAGAAGGGGTTAGAGTTGGTGAGGACAAGGTAGTACCCGATTACCTGGCCTTTGCCAACAGAACTTATGAGTTCTTGCCCGACGCCTATGGAATAGATCATCTGTCTATAGGGCCGGCTAACTCCACCACTTCTATGTGGAGTTTGTGGGATCTCATGAATAATGGTATTTTTGATAGCTTAGCTACTTATTATGAAGGAATCGCTTATGATTCTGTGCAGTTCCGCTTTACTCTAAGCAACCCTAAAGGTATAGCCGGAGCTGTCGCGGTAGGCGTTGTGCCTTATGTTAATTGGTTTGGCGATGCTTTCAACAATACAGTTGGTCATATGACCCAGAATAATATGACCTACCAACATATGTTGCTTGCCCCTGATATGCAGCTTATGAATTATGGTGCTGGGCAAGATGCCGTTGTTGACATACCTTGGCAGAGTAATTTTTCGTATTGGCCCACCTCTGCCATTGGGTCTTATTCCCCGAGCACTAGTGGTAACAATATGCCTCCTGGTGTCCCCGTTATCGTTGTATCCGATGTAGTTTCCAGGTTCGTATCTTCCCAAACTCAACCTGCACAGCTGAGGATTTTCGTTAATTTCAAAAATCTCAGGTGGTTGGGTCCACGCGCCGACACAAGTGGAGCCACTATGTACCATAAGGGCAATATGCCCAGGGATATGTGCCCTCAATCAGGAGTTGAACCCTTGGCTATAGCTGCTTTGGGTTCTGTTATAGTTGACGCGGCAGTGAACGTTGGGGCTGAAATAATAGGCGACGTACTGTCACCTAGTGTTTCTTCTTTTGATGAAAACGTATATAAGTCAGGCACTTTTGAAGCCCCTCAAGCCGTTCAAATGGCCTATGCTGGAGATACTACTAGCGTTGGGCCCCCCTCTACTACCCCTATATTTCGAAGTTGGATGGACCAGCCAAGAAGTAAGCATTCTGTACTTGAGATGCTTAGGGATCCCCAGTTTCTTGAAACTATGATAACTGGTGCTTCTGAAGGGAAATATTGGGCCAATCCCACAGCTCCCCGTGGTGTCCCTAGTGTTTCCACCGCTAACCAAGACTGTACGTATTTTAGGTTCTTTTCTAAAGTCGCCCAGTATTGGAGGGGCACCATTAACTTCCACTTTCTTATATGTGGCCACCCCATGATTGAAGTTGAATATGATCTCAACATAGGGTACTCGCCTTTCTTTCCTAACACCGACGGATCCATGTCTAGGAATTCTGTGCTTAAGGGCATATGTTCTGGCGTCCATCATATAAAAGTACCTATGCCTTCTTTGAGTCTCTACGATCACTTTCCTGTGATCGATTCTAAGGATACCGCGGAAGCCCAGGTTAATGAGTTTAGTCCATCTACTCTCCATTTTTCGTTCAACGTTGTTTCTACTATGTTGAACGTCGCCCCTCTCATCCCCGTTATATCTTTTATTAGCGCGGGAGAAGACTTCGAATTCCTTCAACCTAGACCAGTTGGTTTGAGCGATGTTGAAATCAGTATGATAAAACCCGTGAAAACCAAGACTGGTAATGCCCGGGCTATCGGGTTTCAACCCCAGATAGGTTTGCCCCCTGTCACGGAGGTTTTCGAAACTAGGGCCAAAGCCCAGAATTCAGCGAAAATGTTGGTCCCACTGCATAATGTGGAAGACTTTATGTTGATCTGGTCTCGCGCTTTGCCTTATCTGAGTTATGATAGTAATGATGAACCTATAGTTGATATACACGCTTGTGTTAATCCCTATTGGTGGCCTATGATAGGTGGTTCTGCTTCCTATACTCTCGACGTAAATAATTCGTGGTTCGTCACGAATGATTACATATCTTATCTCAGCTCCCCCTTTTTGTTCTACAAAGGCTCTATTGGGCTCAAGATACTCTGTCAAAGTTCCGATGCGACAGGTTTTAAGTATGTTGGCCTTAGGTCTGGATTTCCACGGCAAAATACCCACAACCCTTTTACGACTAGCGACAATTGGCTGCCTCCTACGGCCAATTTTGGCTTTGGGTGTGTGGTGACTCCTGTAGAACAACAGCCCGTGTTGGAAATAACCCTGCCTCAAAGGTCTATTTTCACATGGGGACTCACTAACCCCGCCCAGACAGGTCGTTTTATGGGCGGCGAAGTTACTGCCACGGTATCTAACGCTTCTATTAATAGTAATGTCGTCCTGCACACCGCTGGCTCCGATTTGCAAGATGCTCTGTTTCGCAAAGTTGGAGATGACTTCGTATTGGCTGTCCGCACTTGGTTGCCCCCCCCGACCCTCTGGGTTGCTAATGGGTTCGACTGGGTGTGATAGGCACCGACGCAGCAGAGGAACCCGGTGGTTCATGGACTTCGTGCGCTGATCCGAGCGCCCAAGGCTCTGAACCCGAGTCAGGCTCTTCGACCCCCTGCTAGGTGCTGGTTGACCCTCAACCGACAAAAGGGGC